CAATTTCCTCGTCGCTCATTTCCTCAATTTCACCTTCGCCGTCCAATACTTCACCGGAGAGGTAGTCGTTAGGATTGAATGGGGCTTTCAGGTCTTCCTCGGGGCCTTTCCCGCTAGGGTATTTCCAGAGGCCCGTGTGGGCCAACCAGGGGGAAGTGTTTGTCACAACGTTGGTTGGCAAACCAGAGTTGTTTGCAATGTCTTCCTGGTCAGGTGAGGCCAGTTGTTGAGCGTAGGCGGCACGGAAGGCTTCGATTGTTTCGGCGTCAAAATCGCCACCAATTCGATTAGTCATGTTGGTTGATTACCTTTTTTGGATTTTACCCGACGGGTTCTGAAGCATCTTGCTGTTACCCATTAGCTTCTCTTTGTACTTGCCGACTTCTTTGGAGACCTCTGCACGCAGCTTGCCCTCCTGAATAAGCCGCTTCTTTTTCTCATCACGGGTCTCTTCTGGCTCCTGCTCCTCGGGGATCTCCGGTTCTTCCTCCATTTCAAGGATTTCGGTATCTACACCTTCGGGGTGAGTTTCCTGTGTAAGGCGATCTAGCAAAGCATCAAAATGGTCCCGCAAGCGGCGGCGACACACGCCCTCCACACTGACGGACATTGGACCACAGGGGATCTTGTGCTTCTCGATTAGGTCTTTAGCTCTCATTATGTCTCCCTTTGCGTGTTTTTACCCGTCAAGGTATCGTGCCCTAAACCCTTTGTGTTTCTTCCTTTTTCCTGCCGCCGTGGCGCATAGATGGCCGTCGTTTAGTCCGTATTTACGGGCTGCGTCGGCTACGCATTCAAACTCTTCTTCTTCCTTTGTTTCTACGTTTATGAGGACAATGGGTCTGGACCGAGGGTGACTTTTTCCCGTTTTTGGGTTTATATGCATATCTACAAGGCCCTGGGGGAGGGGCCTATTTCTCATTATTACTTTTAGTTTTTCTATGGTCTCCGGAGAGCGCTTCTTCCCTATCTGAGCCCTCGACCGTCGTTTCTTAGTTTCCTCAGTATCAACCCGTCCTTCCGGGGAAGGAGGATGTTTAGCTGAGGGGTTTATATTATAGCAGCACTTTTTCCCTACCCACATATCTAAAAGTGCTTGCTCTAAGATGGGCTCATTGCAGTCGTCACTCCAAACTTCCCATGCGAAGTCCTCAGGGCATTTACGCAAAGCATTTTGAAAAGGTAGGTTTGCTTTGGACCGAAGATGCTCTGCTTTACGTTTTTCAAAGTTACGGGTGCTCCCAATGTAAAACTTCCCGGTCTTGGTATTAGTAGCTTTGTAGGTTTGCATGGGTATATTATACTTATTTTTTACACGGGTAAGTCAGGCTGAGGTCCTCCGTGGCATCCAGCCGTCTGGGTAGGCATGGTAATGCTTACCCTTTTTCTTCTCCAGCCGGGGATGAGGATCTTCCCGGTTTGCCTCACGCATTGCTGTAATCATCGTGTCCCGCATTGAGCGTAGATGCTCACGAGGAACAGTGCAATGTTTACTGTCACGGAAAGACCGATAAGTGTGAGAAACATCCGAGGGGTCATCGTTTTGCAGCATCATGTTCCAGACACCGAGTGCCTGGGGGTCAGAGAGAATTCCTTGGGGCAGCTTTGACTCTATTTCAGAGCGCTCGGGGCGTCGGAAGCGGGTGTCTTTTCTCATTGCGATAGAAGCTCGTTGATAGTTGGAAGGTTGGACTCCATTACCTCTTTGATTCTGTTTTCCACGTGTCGTTTAGCTTGCTTATCCCCGGCAAATCCTGCCCCGCGAATAGTGCCGGTTGGTGATCCGGACCAAGCCTCGTCGTTGATGGCATTGGCTTGTCTTTGGGTGTTGAGAAGGGCTGTCGTCAAACGAGCAATCTTTGCAGTTCCTTCGGGCCCTTGACCTTCCCACTCGGAGAGTTTGCGTGCCATACGCGCCCCCAGTTCCGTGGAGGCTTTGGCATCCCACCCGGACCCCTCTTTGCCCCCGAAAAGGTACCACCCTTGGGTATTGTCTTTTCCTCCACCCGTTCGCCCAATGTTTACGGCCTGGGACACGTTACGCGCCACGCCGCCCTCCTGAGACTGCGCCAGTCGGGTAATGATGCCCGAGTTGAGTTCTCTCCATCCCTTTGCGTCAAGGTCAGACTTGGATAAACCCGAGGCAGTGGCTAAAACTTGTGCCGCCGTTTTTGTTTTTGCATCCAACTCTTTTAGCAAAGTTCGCTTAGGGCTATCTCCGGCAGAGGCCTTATACATCGCATTACCGGAGCTTGCATAGAGAGACTGCTCAAAGGACAGATTGCTCTTGGCTTGATTGATGCGACCAAAGGTTAGAGTCCGGTTAGCGATACTGTTTGACCTTTGCTCTCCGGCTATGTTTTGAGGGACAGTGTGCTCCAAGTCAGCGGACATTAGTTGAATGCGCTGACGTGTATAGACATCCAAGCCGTTACTATCGAGGAATGCCTTCACAATGGAGTGACGGTTGGCCTGCAACCCCATTGAGTCAAGTTCTTTCTTTTGCTCTGGAGTGAGGTTGGCTGGGCGATTCATTGTGGGCGTAGAGCGTCCAGGAGTTGCCGTCCCCCAGTAGGGAATCTCGGCTCCTTTTTTGATGTCTCCTTTCTCCAGCAGTCGCTTAGCCACATCGTCTGGCACCGCAGCAATGAAGAGACGAACTTCCGCGTCACTGACATCTCTTTTCCAGTACCAAGAGAGAGCTTTCTCCATGGCATCGTTGAACTCTTTATTGGTTTTGTAAACACCGTTTTTCTGATTCTGGTAAATCTCTTCCAGCTCTTTGAAACGGGCTTGTTGTTTGGGTGATTTGAGTGCCTCCTGCATTTCAGGAGTAATCGCCTTTTCGGAGGCTTCGCGGGACTGGTGTCCCTGCAAAAGAGCCAAACTCAAGGCATGTTTGATTTTTTCTCTTGCTTCTTTCGGTGAAGCGGATTCTCTCTTTATGTTATCAATCTCTTGGCGCATAGCCTCATGACGTTGAGACAGACGTTGAGTTTTGAGGGAGGCTGTCAACATCCCTGCTTCCGGGGATGTTGGGCGATTCTTAACTCCCGTCAAATCAACATCGGGGCGCAGCTTGTCAAGTCCGGTAGTTCTCAGGAACGTTTTCTCCGCATCCTCCACACCGATTTGCCCGGAAGATGCTTGGCGTAGAATATACGCCCTTGCCGCTCTCACTTCCTTTTGCACGTTTACGGGGAGTTCCAGCACGCAATCTTTATTGTAGAAGATGCACGCTGCTCCGCAGGATTTCCCTTTTTTGCACTTATCTCTCTTGGCGCCAATTGTTCCTCGGGCAGCAGCGCTGCGCTCAGCGGATGCTTTTTCACCCTCGGTAACTTGACCGGTTCCCCACGAGAAGTCATAGAAAGGGACAGCACTCGGTGCGAGAGAAATGTTTGAAACTTTTTGCGGAGAGTGCTGACCCAGGTTCATGTTAGTCGTCGTAACGGTCAAGGATATGCGCAATAACGGAGTTGCGCACAATGTCTTCTTTCTGGAATTCCACCACACCTACTTCGGAAAGTTGGCGCAGGCGGTGAATGGCATCGACAAGCCCATTCTCGCGACGGAACACTTCAAGGTCCGTCTGTTTGGTGTCGCCGATGAGGCAGATTTTGGAATCTTTACCTACACGAGACAAGCAAGTTTTGATGTGTGAGGGCAGGAAGTTCTGCGACTCATCGACGATGATAAAGGCCTCGTTCAGTGAGCGGCCACGGATGTCTTCCAGAAGCACAGGCTCAATGATTTTCTTGTTGAGGAGGTATTCTGCTGCGCCCTGGGAGCGCATAATGCAAGGTAGGTTGTCTAAAACGGGGGCGATCAGGGGCGCGATCTTTTCAGAGAGATCGCCAGGTAAAGCGCCACGACCACGTTGGAACTCAACGCCTACATCACTACGGACATAGTAGACTTTATCGAATTGCCCCTCGGCAATTCCGAACAGTCCATAATGAAGTGCAATGAGAGTTTTGCCAGTTCCGGCACAGCCATGTGCCAGGGTGACCGTGTTTCGTTTAAAGCAGTTCCAGAGCTCTTCCTGTCGCCAGGTAAGAAACTTGGGTGGCTGAACGTCCATACCCTTGTGGTAGGAGTTCTCTAACATCTGGGCAGCTTCAGCGCGACGGTTCTTGCGCTTATCCTTGGAGGTGAGCATGTTAAATAAATTGACAACTGTGGGTAGATCATACGCTTCGTGTCCAATAAGCTCTACATGCAAATCACCCCCTTGAGAAATAGAATCGGGCATTGGAGGACTGCGACCGACCCTTATTTTTACCCGGCCACCCTTCCCCCTAGAGCATCCACCACGAGTCTTTCTCGTTTAACCAGGCAATGTAATCAATGCCAGCGCTCAGTGTAGTCGTCCCACCCGTTCTGTTTGCCACAGAACTCGGTAAATTTCTTTTGGTTGGGGTTCTCTCTTGCGGCCTTTTCAAGGTAGCGGTCTGCCGCCAGGTCGGTAATCAAAACTCTTGTCCCGAACTCTTGTTGCATGAGTTCAGCGTTACGGTCAATAGGAGAATTTGCCACGGTAATCTGTTGTAAACAACAGCAACTTTTATTTTATAAACGTGGTGGTTACCAATCACCACTTACAATTCAGTGTCCCACCCAATGTTTCTTGACCCCCCTCGAATCCCTCTTAAAAAATGAGAGCGATTATCAGCTTCACCGCTTACGGAATCATAATCCGGGTCGTTAAAGGCATGGTCAGAGGGGAACATTCGCAACCTTCCTCGAGATAAATTCTCAAACACGGTCTTGTTGCCGAAACCTGGGCGTGTCAAGTCTCCATAGAAACGCTTATTCTGTATAATAGCATCTTGAAGCCCTCGGTCAACGGTGTCTAGCTTCATCGAGTAGTAAGTTAACGCCCAAGTAAAGGCATCCGTCCTGTCATCGTGCTTCACAAATGGGAACGCCGTCAGTTCCTTGACGAAGGGGTCAATCCAGTCTCCTTCCACAAACTTGACACGAGCAAACTCCATTAGGGGAGCAACCGCCTGTAGGCGCACCGTTTTTGATTTTAACGGCTTCATCTCCTCGATTGGAATCTTTGCTTCTTTCTTGAGCATCTGGATAAGGGACTGCCCCGATGCAGCTTTCTCAATGCATAAAATGCGAGCGTCATAGTATGAATAAAGATGCTTGACCTTTGCGATTAAGTCCGGGAAACCGAGGCGCCCCGTTATCATCTCCCGAATGTACACAACGCCCGGGAACCGGTGGGAGATAGAGGCTACACAGATGGCCGTCTCATCCGCCATTTCCTTTTCAGAAAAAGCGCAGTCAACCGCTAGCCAAGTGAGGTCAAATCCGGGACACTTGTCCTTCTCAATACTTGTGATCCAGCTGTCTTTGATAATCTGACCTTCTGCAGCGACAGGGTTGCCTTGGTACAAGGCTGCAAAGGCAAATGAGCCCATGGTTTTTTTCTGAGCCATGAGCATGTCCACGGTAAATGCCGTATTGCTAGGCCAATGGGATTCCCCCAGCTCTCTTTCCAGGGGATCTCCATCAGCTTGTTCAGGCGTCTCAATCAGACCCGCAATGTTAACCCAACGCCACCCGTTCGGGTTTTCCTCCTCATCGTAAATCCCGTCGGCCTCCATCAACACGCCATGGAGGTCATGTTGGTGGAATCGGGTAGCAATCACCATTTGACACCAGTTGTTGGTGCGTCGGGTAGACGCCTGCTCGCCCCACCAGGATTCAAGTTGCTCCAGCGCTGCAGTAGATGTGGAGTCTTTCAGTGGGTCGTCCACGATCATGGCGCCAACGCCAGGGCTTGTAATGTTCGTAGTTCCTGCGGTGAACCCAGTCAGTACACCGCCCACAGATGTGGGCAAAATGTAGCCACCCCCCAGCATGTCATATTTTGAGTCGGGAGAGAACCCTTTCCAGTCTGGGAAGATTTTCCGAAACTCTGGGTGTTTCAGAAAGCCGATGGCATCACGAAAGAATTTGTTTGAAAGTTGTTGTCCATAAGACGCAATGATGTGTTGGGTTAGTTGGTCTCGACCAAGCAACCAAGCAACAAACATCGACGCAAGCATTGACTTGCCCGAGCGTGGGGGACACGACACAATCAAGCGTCGATAGCGCTTATTGGCCAAATCCTCAAAAGCGGAAGCAATGATCTCGTGGAAAGCAACGACACGCAAATCGCCTTTCTTCATAATGTCGGCAAATGCTAAGAAGCAGTTTTGTGCCGCTTTGTATTTATACTCCTCTACCACGGATGCGGGTGCCTCTAAGAGCATGAGGTCTTTAATGCCACGAATGTACTGACGCCAGGTACTATGCTCGTCAAGCTGACGGGCTTTGGTTATTATGGGCCTCATAGCCACCTCGCTGTGTAGCCTTGAACTTTCTGCCTATGCCCATTGCAAACCCGGGAAATGTTACCGTGGGAAATTCCTAAGCATTCTCCTGCAAAAGTAGCTGACTCAAACACGAAAACCTCCCCATCCTTAATCCTTATCAACTCTACCATCTTCATCTGCTTCAGGGCACTTCTTCTCCCCGCGGTTTTGTGTTTATCCTGGGGGCCATTTCTCCCCCCTCGCTGTAAATCTTCTCTGGTCAAGTGTTTTCGCATTTTTTCACAGATTTGCCTTTTTACTTCGAGGGGTTGATTTCTGCCCCCCTTGGCACCTCCTTTCTTCCCCCCTAGGGAACAAGCCTCAAACACAGCCTGCTCGTGAGTCACAATGCCAGCCAGTCCCCTCCAGGCAATGAAATCCTCTCGCTTGCCCCACATACGCCAGTTTGCATAGTGCCACATGGCGTGACGAACAGAGTGAATGTTTATAACATTCCCCTCCTCGTATTGACCGCCCATGTGGCCCGGAACTATGCGATGATTGTGGGTTATTTTACCGTTGTGGCAGTCCATTAGAAATTACTGATTCTTTTGAGTAGTTCCTCAACTTTCCCGTCATACTCACGAGCTAAAGTTTGCTCAGAAGCAGGCTCGGGCTTCGTGAGAATTACGATGTCCTCAGTAATTTCACGGTGGGCTTTGACGGAAGCTGTGAAAATCTGGACCAGGTCCCGGGTGGAACACTCGGACATTTGATCCTGAAGAAGACCGATGGCTTCGTTAGCCACCCGGAGCGCCTCATTAGCGAGGAACTCTTTTTGTTGGATGATTGCATCCTTTTCCTTGGAGTCAGACATCAATAAAGCCTCCTACGGCATTTAACACATCCGCCTTTTGCGGGAGGCGGATTTCCCTTGTAGCTTTGCAAGGACCTTAAGATCCGTTTTGCTAATTCAGTGTTACCCGCAGCGACAGCAGCGTGGTAGCTATTCCAGAGTTGCTGGGCAGATTGCATAGATCTCTTTAGCAAGGTTGTGGAGGAGAGTTAATCCCATCCGTGCAAGGTAAGCATCCGAGTTTCCAGAGAGAGCTAACGGCAGCTAGCTCAAATGTTCCTTCCAACATCCACCCTTTCCCTTGCGGGGATTGCCCCACATAGTAGAACCGGCCTTTTGGAGTTTGAATGAACGTCTGCATTTGGATCCCAATAAGGATTCCACCGTCGAGATACAACTGGGGGGCATCGGGGCTTAAGGGGTCTACATAAAGGAACTGGTAACCTCCAGTCACAACCGCAAACTCGCCGGTGTTCATGCTTTGATACCAGCTGGCATCTTTGGTTGCCTTGGCGGAGATTGCGCCGGATTTATTGACGGTGTCGTTCCATAGTTCCACAGCGTAACGAGCAAGTTTCTTACCGGTGTTACAATAGAACACCTCTCGGAGGGGTTCCCGGGTTTCAGCATCAAAGATTGTTACAACGAGGCGGCCGTCCTCTGTGTAGCTGTTGTTGGACAAGAGGTAAATGGGTTGGCCCAGGGGATCTGCGATAAAGACGCAATCGGGATCGCAAATAAACACCCAGTCGCCACTTTGAGTCAGTTCGTTTGACCACCGGATTCCGTAACATGCGTCATAGTCTTCCGGGGGTTGGCCATCGCAGTCATATGCCGGAACGTAGATGTCGCCGGTGGTTTCATCAAGGATGCCGCCGAGGGGTAACTTAGTCTCGACACCAAGGGCCGGGAAGATTTGACGGCAGTCACCTCTCTGCGTGCACGGATCAAGAGCCACGTAAGGCAATGCTTCCTCAATTATTAGTTGCCAAACTTGGGTGTAAGTGTACTGACTCTGGTCGGTTAGCCCAGTGAAATCCTCGCTCACGCAGACAAAAGGCTCGATGGCCTGCACATAAGCGCCACCCGGGACACTACCGTTAAGGGTAATGAAGGCTCCCGTAATAAGTTGAGTAGCGAAGTCGTGGCCGGAAGAAGTTAAATAGTTCTGACACGAATAGTTCAATTCGAACCTGAGAGTCCTCTCAAAGACAAGGGGGACTCTATTCTTTACGGTATTGCTAGCACCAGTATATCGAACAACGATGTTATTCGTTTGGGAGACAACCCCCTCCTTATCTAGGACATCCGCTAGCCGCAATACATTGACCCCAATTGGAATAAGGGGAGAAGATATTAAGGCATCAACCATAAACTGCTCGATACGAGTCAGGCTACTCAGTTCCACGTTTTAATCCTCCCTCGAACCCATTGGTAAACTTTTACCCTGGCACACCCGATTTTGCTTTGCAAAAAACAAAGGGCACCCGAAGGTGCCCAGTGAGATAAGTTAGGCGCCCATCGGGTGAATAATGAACCCTGAAGAGGGGATCGCAGGGTAGGGTGCAACACTCGGTTCGGCAAACAGTCGGGCGTTAAGGTCCGCAGACCACCACCACAGTTCCACATACTCCCCAGCGGCCAGAGTAACTACCCAGTTGATGTAACCGAGTTGGGCAGCGTTGCTTCCTTGAAGAGTCAGGTTGTAAGCAGAGTTTGGTTCGTTGACGCCGTTCTTTTTGACCCAGAAGTTGACATCGTCTGAGCCAGCATCCGTCTTTTGAACCTGCAAACTGGCCAAGATCTGGTAGGTTCCAGCCACCGCTGCCGTGATCCGAGACCCACTCACGATCGAGAAGTTATTTGCCGAACTTGTGGTGTCGTACGAAACTGCGTTACCGCTGGCACCACCTGCGTTTGTCTGAGTTGTTGTGCGAACAAAAGATCCGTAGTTGGCAGCAGCTGTGCCAGAGCTGGTCCAAGTGGGTGCAGCACCAGAACCACCGGAGACGAGAATCTGACCCGCGGTACCGTAGGAGCCACCAGTACCCAGGCTGATAGCGCCAGAGGCGTTAGACTGGAAGCGAATGGTCCCGGCACCGTCAGAGAGGACGACGTTGTTTGCCAGCGTGGCAGTACCGGCGTAGCGACCCACCAGTGTGTTGCTGCCACCGGTTGTGATAGCGGAGCCAGCAGAGTAACCTACGAGGGTGTTGATGGCGCCGGAAGTAACGTTTTGACCGGCAGAGTTACCGAGAGCAACGTTGTAAGCACCCGACGTGACACCTTGACCCAGTGCACTGAAGCCGACACCCGTGTTGCCCTCAGAGGTAGTAGCAACCAGACCGCCAGAGCCAGAACCGATGAAGGTGTTTTGAGTACCAGTTGTAATGGTGTCCCCAGCGCTGTCCCCGACTAAAACGTTGTTGGATCCGGTTGAGAGTTGTTCACCTGCATTGCAACCGACCGCAACGTTGTTCGCCGCCGTCGAAGCATTGAGCATCGCCCGGTGACCCAAGGCGACGTTACCTGAAGAAGTGGAGAGACCTGACAGAGCGCCACAACCAACAGCAACGTTGCTCGAGGCCGTAGTTGCAGTCTGGAAAGCAGCCGTACCGATGGCAACGTTATTTGCACCGCTGTTGACGTTACGCCCAGATTGGAAACCAATAAGGGTGTTGCCGTTACCGGTTGTTAAAGCAGAACCAGCACAGAAACCGAGTAAGGTGCCGCAAGCTGAAGTATTACTTGCGGCGCAACCAGTGAGGGCACCGACATAGGTGTTGCTCAGGCCCGTAGCATTGCGCCCAGACACAAAGCCAACATAGGTTGTACAACCAGCGGTAGTATTGGTACACCCGGCAGCATGGCCAATGAATACAGAGCCCACAGAACTGGTGGTGCATCCGGTGGAAGCGCCAATCAGCACCGATTGTGTCGGACTTGCACCAGAAAAAGCGGAGTTGACGCCAATGGCAATCGTCTCACAAGCGGTTGTGGATCCACCTAAAGAGTTGAAGCCGATGCTGACATTACAAGCACCCGTTGTGATGGCATCGCCAGAGTTTTGTGCGATGAATACGTTATTAGTTCCGGAACTAACGTTTGCGCCAGCCGAGATACCGAGCGCCAGGTTGCCAGACCCTGCGGCATTGTAGGCAAGGGCATCAAAACCGATTGCCAAGTTATTGACTGTAGTTAAGCTGGATCCCAGAGCATTAGGCCCAATCGCAATGTTGTTACCTCCTGCCGAAGTGCAATCGAGAGCTCCAGGGCCAATGGCAACGTTATTTACCCCGGAGGTAAGAGCGGTTCCAGCGTTAAATCCAACGGCTGTGTTACAAGTTCCAGTGGTGATGCTGTCCCCAGCGCCAAACCCGAGTGCGGTGTTAAACGGAGTCGCAGAGCAAGAATAAGCGATCAAGTTCAATGCCGTTGCTGTAATCCATTTAAGACCCGTTGCACAAGCAGTGTCTACACTCAAGATCTGGTTATTAGACCCAAGGCCAAGCGCAGCAAAGGTGCTCGTACCAGTGCCCGCTAAAATCTGGCCAACGGCTGCGAAGGCCGAACAAGGAATACAAGCGAGCGAAATCGTGCACCACTCCAACCCCGTAGAGCAGCCCGTGTTAGCAGCCAGGAACTGACCAGTTGTCCCCAGAGAGAGACCCCCGACGGTTCCGGCTCCAGTACCAGCCACAAGAACGCCAAGGGCAGAGTAAGTGGACTTTGGTACGGCAGCGTTGGCTAGGTCATAGGCACTCTTGACAGCGGTGCTAGAAGCAATTGTTGTGCTTGAGGTTGTTGTAACGGAATCCGAGACTTTGCTTTGGAGGGAGGCAGGAGTGACGGCTTCGGTGGCATCGGTACCTGCCTGAGTCTCAGCATTAGTAGATAGACGTACCAAGCCCGGAGTCGTGGTCGAGGCGTAAGGAGGCTGGAATCCCGCAGCGATGTAGGTCCAAGTGCTGGAACTAGCGAGCCACCAGTCGCCCACGTAAGTAACAGTGGAGACACCGCCCGGGGGGGTCATAGTGCCTGCAACTGAGATAATAGTGAAATACTCCTTGATTGCTGCCGACGGTGATGGCATGACGTTGCCAACGCTGAAACCGGCGGCGGCACCTTCGACTGTAACCGTGAGCATTAGGCCAGTTGCACCGTCGATTGTACCAGCGAAAGTCAGGTTGTTCGAGGTAGCCAGAGCGTTAATTTGCACCTGCAAGTCACGGCCCATATTGGCGGTGAGAGCCTGAGTCGTTGAAGTTGAGGCTAGAGTGTCGTTCAGCTGAACAATACCAGATTGAGTCGTGGTAGAACTCTTGACGCTGATTGTTCCGGCTAAGACATCAATGTTGGAACCAACTTGAACTAAACCAAGTTGAGCAGTTGTGGCAGTGTTGACACTAATTGTGCCACCGGAAACTTGAACGTTGGTGCCGACTTGAACCACACCCTTCTGACCGGTTGTAGCGTCTTGAATACCTGAGATGGGGAAAGTTTGGCCGGCGGCAAAAGTGATTGCGCCGGTCATAGTTCCGCCGGAGCGATCCAGAGCAGCATTTGCCAGATCGTAGGCGCTCTTAACAGCAGTTGCGGAAGCGGCCGTTACGCTTGAAGTAGTAGCAACGCTATCGCTAATCTCTTCAACAGTTGAGGCATTGTTAAATACGATGCCAACTCCGGCACCAGACATGGTGATGTCACCAGTCATTGTACCGCCTGCCTTCGGCAGAGCAGCATTTGCCAGATCGTAGGTTGTTTTCAGAGCAGCGCTGGAAGCAATGCGATTCGAGTCAGCAAGGTTGGTGCTGTCTGAGAGTTTGTCCTGAAGGGAGTTGGGAGTAACTGCCTCAGTGTCTGAGGTGCCGGTGTAGGTGACAGCAGTGTCGGCAAGCTGAACAATACCAGCGGTCGTGTAGGAGGCGGATTGTGGGCGGGCACCAACGCCGAGATACTGCCAGGACGTGCCATTTGACAGGAACCAGTCGCCATTTTCTGCGTTGTAGGGACCACCCCCACCGGGGGGGTTGTAAGAACCGCCGATCGTTACCAGAACATAATAGTCAGCGTTACCGCCGGAGGCAGCGGGGAGGCCCACGCCGGCAGCGAATCCTGCGGCAGCGCCGAGTGTGGTAACCGAGTCAACCAACCCCGTGGTTGCGTTGAGAGAACCTGCAAGTGTAACGTTGGAAGCAAGTGTAAGGGCGTCGATTTGACCTTGGAGATCGAAACCAGCGCGAGCAGTCAGGGCGAGGGTTGTTGAGCTGCTATTGAGAGAGTCATCCAGCTGCACTACACCTTTGTTGGAGACTGTGGAGTCCAGAATGCTAATCACACCGGAAGCAACCTGAATGTTGGTGCCAACCTGAACGATACCTTTCTGAGCGCCCGTGGCATCCTGAATACCGGACACAGGGAAGATTTGACCAGCGTCAAAGGTGATCGTACCGGTCATCGTGCCGCCAGTGCGGGGCAGCGCTGCAGCGCCAATGTCGTAAGCAGTTTTTACAGCGGTGCCGGAAGCCGCAACGGTGGAAGAAGTGGCGTTGATGGAGTCGTTAATGCCGTCAATTGTGCCGTTAACGCCGTTGTTAAACTGAACCCCAAAGCCAGACTGGACGTTGATGTTCTGAGACACAAGGGTCCCAGTCATTGTGCCACCAGCCCGAGGAAGCGCAGCGGAGGCAATACTCAGGGCCGAGTTGGCTGTGCTGTTGGCAGTGTTGGCAATTGCTGTAGTAGCAATCAGGCCATCGTCAAGATCGTCGATAGCTGCTTGGACTGTAGCGCCCAGGGTGCGACCTGTGTTATTGTAAATAACTTCAGAAGCGCTCGGGTAAGCGTAAGAAGCTCCCCTTACCCAAGAGATCGGGGCAAAGAAATATAGGCCCTCGTAAACGTCATCCGGTAAACCGGTAACGATAGCAACGTTGCCCTCATCCGGCGAAGCCACACCAATAGCAGCAGTGATTTTGTCGCTAGTTGTGGCACCAGGGGCACTCGCAACCTGAGCATTTGTAACTACGTAAACCTGGCTGCCACCACCGCCGGTCCCAGTAATCCATATCGGGTGGTTGAGGGCAGTACTCCATGCCAGCACTTGCTGGTCGGTAGGAACGTCGCCGTAGAAGCCAGGGTTGGCAACATAGTAGTCACCAAGGGAATCGAAATCCATCGGCATGGCGTACCAACCGCCGCCGGGCACACCAGCGACTTGGGTGCCATCAAAATTGGTTTTGGAATTGCTCCCGTTACCGACATAAATTACTTTGTCGGTGACATTGAAAGCGATTTGGCCGGGAAGGAGGGACGCAGGCTCGACACCAGTGCCAACTGCGCGGAGGTTTTGAACGGTAAGTGCCATGGCGTTATACGAGAAGTCCGGAGTCGATAGCGAGAATTTGACCGTCGGAGTTTAGTTGCACTCCGTTACCGGCCTTCATGTAGCCGTTTTGATTCAGGTAGGCGACGAGTTGGTCGTTAAACCACCCAACTGTTATGAACGCTGCGGGGTTGTTGGGGATTGCGTATTGAGCGTAGATGGCACCTTGGAAGACACCGCCATTTTGGTCAATGGTGTCTTCGGGGAACGGGGTCACGGAGATCCAGGCTCCGCCGTTTAAATCGGTGTACCAAATGTTTAAATAAGAGTTATTGCTGTCGTACCAAAGAGATCCTTGGATAGGGTTGGGCGGAGGGGAGACACTTACATACACCGGTGCAGAGGTTGGTGTGGTGACTGCTTGAGCAGTCCATTGGGTTCCTGTCCACTTCCAAGTCCTACCATTGCTGGTATATAGTTGTCCCACAGATGGATTCGGCGGGAAAGACGCAGCCATTACGTTCAGGCGTTGATCAATTGATTTTACCCGTCAGGGTCCCCATCCTTGATTACCGTCTGTGTACCCCCCTGAGTCCATAGGTTGCAGGATTTGTGGGGTTCCTCCCGTAAGGTCTTGCATGTTACTTGAGTTGATCCAGTTGGGGAACTGCGCATTCTGATTTATGGCCCCCCACCCCTGTCTGAAATCAGGTGCCTGGTCGCCAGCTGCGTCGGTTGTCCAACCCGAGAGACCTTTACCGCTCACCATGTTATAGCGCTGAGGGATGTGCCAGGAGCGCATTATACCCGCAGGTGTGTCAATAGCACTATCACCGTTGCCGGCCCTAATTGCCGTCATCTGCATTTCAGCAGCAAGCTGTTTCAATGCAGTCTCGTAATCTGCCTTTACGTCTTCCCGACGACGGACCGTGTCCAGATAGTAACGGGCGATAATGAGGGCTGTGCGCCTGCGGTTACTGGTAATGAGGACCATTCCGGCCTTACCCGACTGCTCAATGTAACTATCAATCAGGCTGTTGGCGTCCTGGATCGCCATGCGAAGCTTTGCCACATTTACCGAAGTGGCGGCAGCGTCGTCAATGTTGGTAAGCTGAATAGCCTCCTTAAGGCCATAGGCCACGATGAAGTCATCAGGGCTCGCAGAGCGGGGGTCCGACTTCTGCTCCGTGAGTACTCCACTACGGTTCTGATATGGGAATCCAAAACCACCAATCGTCTGGCCCAGGTTCGCTTGGGTTTGAGACCCGTCTGTTTTCTCATCCGGGGCCAACTGGTTGCGTGCCGGAACTCGATAAAACGCCCGAACTGCGTTCCGCTTCACAACGACATCGTTGGCAGTGGGGGGAACTGGCCCCCGCAGACACTGCTTCAGGTCAAGGGGTGGCTCATAGCTAACAAAAACCTCGTCCCAAGGTGACAGAAAACTATCAAGCTCCAGCACAATCATTGTGTCAGAGGCGTAGTTTACGGTCGTAACACCGTAGTTACCGTAGTTCACCGTAAAGCACCCCACGGGCACAGGCACTTTGCTATCTAGGGGACCATCAAACCACAGCATTACTGTGGATGTGCTAGGTACCGTAATCTCTTTTATAGATGGCAAACCCACGGCAGTAAACTCGCTCTTTACACGGTTTTACCCGGTTACTATGCGGGTTGCCTGGTTGCCCCTTATGGGGCGTTTTATCCTGGGCGCCCTGCGGGCGCCTCCGGCGATTTACGCCACACGCTCTCGCAGTGAGGTGTCTATGCCTCTTGCTTTCTGATAGCAAGACAGAGGCGCTGGGGTAGTCTCATAACCTGTAATCAAGCATCGCCATCGCTGCGAGTGCTGTTTAGCGGCGTTCGCTCGTTTTTGCTCTAGCGTTTGACGAGCACCATTTTGCCTCATCAGCTCTTGCTTACGCTCTAGGGGTAAACTCTGTGCCCCTGTTCCATTTGCCTTGTTGAACTCAAACAGTTTGCGCCCATTTGCTTGCTTGACCGCACGGGGTTGCGCTTTTGCTCCCAGACTGCTCGCTTGTGAACTAAACGAGGAGTTAGTGTGAGCGTTCAGGCAGAGGGGGTCATTGATAAAGGTTTTTATTAACCGGTGCTCTAATGCCACCGCTTCTTCTCTGGTCTTAAAAAACTCCAAAGGGGTTAAAGTAGCATCATAGAGATCCCAGCACCACTTATTAGTGCGAGGGGACCCCAAGTAACCATCACTTAGGTTTTTTGTTGAGTGTAAACCGTAGTAGTAAAACCGTGTGCCCGTGAAAGTCACCCGGTAAGTGAAGTGGTAAATCATAACTTTTTGGCGGTTATGGGAGGAAGAAACCGCCAGGAAACTCCCTCCGTGCCTAAGTTTTACCCCAAAAATCCGGAGGCGGAGCGGAGCGACGCCAGAAAAGAAATGCCCGTAGGGAATCAAGACGAAACGCTAACGGAGTAAATAGTCGTCGGGGCGGTTAGTCAAGGGGTTAAACTGCTCGCTCGCCCAGAAAGCGTAAGGGTCGCTGTTCGCCACCTCAATAGCCTCCCCGGCTTGGTTGTAAACTTCGTCCCCGGCAACCCTGACCGTGTAACCTTTAACGGCGGGGTAGAGACATTGTGTTAAGTAGTTTACCCCTAGACGCAAGGGCCACTCATCCCGAAAGTTCACACTCCAGTTATAGACTGTAACCAACTTTGTTGAGGCGTTAACCTCATAATCAAGTTGTGCCACAATGCTGCCACCGCGTTGCTCCGGCCCTACAAACGGTGGGTCGCTATAATCAAAAGATTGGGAAACTCTCTCATACACTTGGCCGTCCCACTTGACTTGAATGTAACGCAGTTCAGGAGCGCCAAGCAAGTCGGAAGATTGGTAAAGAAAATCTTGGAATAACCACTCGGGCGATGCGATGCTGGGACGACGGATTGCCATTAGCCTTGCGCTAGTACAACAAAGGTTCCATTATTTGCTACAATGGTGGTTGGTTTGTAGCGGCTCCCGCCCAGGTACAAGTAGGCAGGCACCACATATAAGTCTTTTTGAATCGTGACATCCTCGCAAAAGTTCTGAGGGCGAGGATTGAAAAGGGTCTTGCCGAGACAAGGGCCCTGGCCGCAACCTACCTCTTGATCGCAAGGATCTGGGTAGGTTAGTTCGTAGGTGGTAGGTGTGCTCATGTTTATTGGGGTGGTTCGTACCATTTCGCCTCACTCCCGAACGGATTGGGGCGAGGGTTGGTGCTATATTTGGAGTATTTTTGCATCTCTCCGCCAGTCGTGGGAAAAACATAGTCCCAAACGGTTTGCTGATTAACGGGTTGTTCGGCATCTCCGCCGGTGTCCACTCCCTCCTGCTTACCGTCGTTTTGGCCGGAATGGCCGTGAGACATGTCAATGTGACGCACCCAGTAGTAAGACCCTTGGCGCTTGAGGCAGACACACAGCCAATCCGAGTCCATGG